CCCTGATTCAGTAGCAAATAATGCTAAAAGAGGTATAGAACTCAACGAAAAAGTAAATAATAAGTGTGCAACCGATGTAGGGAAGATAAGAGCGCAACAATTAGCTAAAAAAGAAAAGATAAGTACTGAAACAATAAAAAGAATGTATAGTTATTTATCTAGAGCAGAAGAATACTATGATGAAAGCGATACAGATGCTTGTGGTACTATAAGTTACTTACTATGGGGTGGTAAATCTGCTAAAAGCTGGGCTGAAGCTAAAATAAATGAGTTAAACCTAGAATTAAAAAAACCTTGTCAACCAGGTTACGAAATGATTGGTACTAAAATGAAAAATGGTAGAAAAGTACCAAACTGCGTACCAATAAAAAAATAATATGTGTAACTGCGAAACTTGTATCTGTAAATAATGCCAAAGAAAGATAAACATTATAAAACACCTAGTAGAACGTCACCTAAAGGTGCTAGAAGGGCTTGTTTGTGTCCAGATAATACTTATAGTCGTAAATGCTGCGATGGTTCATTAGAAGCGCAGGGAATAGGTCGTATCTAAAATTTCTTTAACACAAAATGTAAAAAAATATCGTGTATTCATTATATAGTTATGAATGCTACAGAGATATTATCAAAGGTCAAAACTTTATTAGGTGTTGATCCTAATAATGTAGACATAAAATTAGAACAAATTTCTTTAGAAGAAATAACTCTGGAGAACGGTACTGTGCTAACTGCTGATAAGTTTGAATCAGGTAGCGAAGTATTTATTAAAACAGAGGATCAGAATGTTCCCTTACCTGTAGGTGAGTATGAACTAACTGAGAATAGAATATTAATCGTTAAAACAGAAGGTATGATAGAAGATATCAAAAATTCAGAAGAAGTAGTAGAAGAAACTGCAGCGGCAGTAGAAGATACTAACCTTGAAGAAGCACCAGTCCAAGAAGAAGAAAAATCTGAAATGGGTTACGCTACTAAAGAGGAACTTACAGCTTTAGCAGAATCTGTTGAAGAAGTAAAAGGACAACTAAAAGAGATCATTGATGCAATGGTCGATAAAAAAGAAGATAAAGAGGAAATGTCACAGCAAGAAGAATTATCTAAACCTGCGGCAGAAGGCATCAAACATTCACCTGAAAATGTACAAGAAAAATTAGGTGCAAAGTTTGCAGTTAACTCTAATCTTAATACTACCTATGGTAGAGTATTAAACGCAATTTCTAATAATAATTAATTTAAATAATGGCAACAACAACTTCAATAACAACAACGTATGCTGGTGAATTTGCAGGAAAGTATATTTCAGCTGCTCTATTATCAGGTAAAACGTTAGCGGAAGGTAACATATCAATAGTACCTAACGTAAAATTTAAACAAGTAATGAAAAAAGTGGCAACAGATGGCATCGTAAAAGATGGTACTTGTGACTTTACAGATACTTCAACACTAACTTTAACTGAAAGAATCTTACAACCAGAAGAATTTCAGGTTAACTTAGAGTTATGTAAGAAAGACTTTAGATCTGACTGGGAAGCAGTATCTATGGGATATTCAGCTTTTGATAACCTTCCTCCTAATTTTGCAGACTTCTTAATTGCTCACGTAGCAGATAAAGTAGCTCAAAAAATGGAACAAAATATTTGGACTGGAACAGACGCAAATCAAGGCGAATTTGCAGGTTTTATCACAACTTTAGGTGCAGATGGTGACGTAAACGATGTAACAGGTACAGCTAGTACTTCTGCTAACGTAATAGAAGAGTTAGGTAAAATTGCTGATGCAATTCCAACTGCTGTATATGGTGCAGAAGATTTAAATATCTACTTACCATCTAATATGTACAGAAACTATATTAGAGCTTTAGGTGGATTTGGTGCAGCAGGTTTAGGTGCCGCTGGTACTAACGCTCAAGGTACTCAATGGTACAATAATGGTAATGCATTATCATTTGATGGAATTAAAGTAGTTAACGCTCCTGGACTTTCTGATAACGATGCAGTAGCTGCTCAACAAAGCAACCTCTTTTTTGGAACTGGATTAATGTCAGACCAAAACGAAGTTAAAGTAATTGATATGGCAGATCTTGATGGATCTCAAAACGTAAGAGTTGTAATGAGATTTACAGCAGGAATTCAGCACGCTATCGGTGGTGATATAGTATTATACGCAACAGCGTAAGTAAAATAATTGTATAACAATAATAAAGGGTAGGTGGCATTTTACTACCTACCTTTTTTTTTAAAATAAAATAAATTATGGCTTGTTCATTAACTACAGGAAGGCAGTTACCTTGTAAAGAATCAGTTGGAGGTTTAAGTAAAGTGTATTTTGCAGATTACGGTACATTAGGTACTGCAACAATAGCTGCAGGTAATATATCAGCTTTATCAGGAACTCCATCTTTTTTTGAATACGATTTAAAAGGTGCGACTAGCTCTTTAACAACAAATATTATTAGCTCTAGAGATACAGGTACAACAGTATATGAATCTACATTAGAGTTAACATTTACACATTTAGATGTGGCAACTCAAGAAGAAATTAAACTTCTAGCAGCTGCAAGACCACACGTTGTAATAAAAGACAACAATGCAGTACAAGATACTTCAATGGAATCTGGTGCTACAGATGCTAACTATTTAATGGTAGGCTTCCATCAAGGTGCTGAAGTTACAGCAGGAACTATTGTTAGTGGTGCAGCATATGCAGATTTAAGTGGATTTACGCTTACATTCACAGCTACAGAAGTAATACCTCCGTTATTCGTAACAGGAACGGTAGTTACTGCGCTAGCTGCTGGTAATCCACAAATTAATCCAACTGCGTAACAATTTTTTGTTTTTGTGTGTTTTAAAAGGGGGGTTTTTAACTTCCCTTTTTTATTATATAAAAAATCTATTTTTTTTTATTATATATGTATGAAGATTTTAACAACTAGTACTTCTGCACAAACTTTAACCTTTGCACCGAGATCATATCCGTCAGAAGTAATTGTATCTTTAAGGGATAGTAGTACTAACACAACAACAAGAACTGAAAACGTTACACTTACACAAACAAACGATAAAGCATCTATATCTACAACTTTTAGTTTAAAAGAAGGTAGGTTTTATGATTTAAGTATTTTAGAAGGTGTAGGTGCGCTATGGAACACATACACAACAGAGTGGCAACTTGCAACAGATAATTGGGAAAGTATAACGACAAGTGAAGAATCTATATATTTAGATAAAATATTTTGTACTGATCAAACAGTAAATCAAGCAGATAATGACTATTATACAATTAATAGCGGACAATACACACAAACAACAAGTTATCCTGACGATGACTATATAATAATAAACTAATGAGTAATATCAGAGTAGTAAATTTAAGCACATACACAGCTCCTAAAATAACAGAGCAAAAGAATAAAGATTTTGTATCTTATGGTGAGGATAATAACTATTATCAATATCTAATAGACCAATATCAAGGTAGTCCAACTAATAATGCTATTATTAATGGTATTACTGAAATGATATATGGTAAAGGTTTAAGCGCAACTAATAGCGATAAAAAACCTATGGAGTATGCTGAAGCGGTTACTTTATTTAATAAAGATGAAATTAAAAAAATATGTTCAGACTTTTATTTATTAGGTCAAGCTACTCTACAAGTATATTACAATGTAGATAGAAGTAAAATAGTTAAAGTAGAACACTTTCCAGTACAAACACTTAGAGCTGAAAAAGCAGATAAAAAAGGTGATGTAAAAGGATATTATTATTTTCACGATTGGAGTAAATACACAAACAGAGATAAACTTACTAGAATACCAGCATTTGGTAGCGGTAATAATGCAATAGAGATCTTATGTATAAAACCATATAGAGCAGGATATTTTTATTATACACCAGTTACTTATCAAGGAGCTTTACCATACTGTGAACTAGAATCAGAGGTAGCAAACTATCACATTAATAATATTCAAAACGGAATGGCACCTAGTATGTTAATTAATTTTAACAATGGTACACCTGACGAAGAATCTAGAGAATTAATAGAAAGAAGAATATATGATAAGTTTAGCGGAAGTAGTAATGCGGGTAAATTTATATTAGCATTTAACGATAATCAAGAAAGTGCTGCAACTATAGATCCAGTACAATTATCTGACGCACATAATCAATATCAATTCCTAAGTGACGAATCTACTAATAAAATACTAGTTGGTCATAGATTATCATCGCCTTTATTATTAGGTATTAGAACACAAAATAATGGTTTAGGTAGTAATGCTGACGAATTAAAACAAGCAAGTATATTGTTTGATAATATGGTTATTAGAGTACAGCAAGAATACATATTAGATGCATTAGATAAAATACTAACATTTAATAATGTATCATTAAATCTATACTTTAAAACACTACAACCTTTAGAGTTTACTGACTTAGAAGGTAATATTGTTGATGATGAAACTAGAGAAGAAGAAACAGGTGTTGACCTAGAAGATAAAGCAGAACTATCAAGTGATAAAACTGCATTACAAGAACTAATTGATTTAGGAGAAGATGAAGATTTAGATAATTGGGAACTTATAGAATCTGCACCAGTAGATTATGATAATGATGATAAACTAAACGAAAAATTAGAATTAGCGTCTACAGGTAGTGCAAGACCAAACGCTAAAAGCGATCAAGACGGTAAAAATAAAGAAGGTTTTAAGTATAAAGTAAGATACCAATATGCACCTTTAAAAGCAGACGGTAATAGTAGAGATTTTTGTTCTAATATGGTATCAGCAAAAAAGATATATCGTAAAGAAGATATATTGCAAATGAGTTCTAAAGCTGTTAATCCAGGATGGGGAGAAGGTGGTGCTAATACTTATGATATTTGGTTATACAAAGGTGGAGGATCTTGTAGACATTATTGGGAACGTAGAGTGTATATGTCAAAGACTGTAACTCCTGATGCTAAAAACCCAAGATCTGAAATAAGTGTTAATAAAGCTAAGAAACAAGGGTTTACTCCTGAAACTAATAATAAAAAAGTTGCAGA